CCATAGCCACAGGCCCGCCAGTGCCGACATTGCCGAGCGACACCACCGCACCAGCCGCATCGACCGTGCAAAGTTGCGTCCCCATGACGCGGTAGCACGTATCGTTCCAGTTGATGCCGCCCCTATCACCCCCCGGCCCCTGCCCGATTTGGCGGATACCCTGAGCCGGTCGCAGATAGCCGTTACTCAAACCGGAGCCGATGACGACAGGCTCTTTATTCACCGGCAACGACTGCACAAAATCGCCCGTTGATGTGGCGTAAGCGCCTTGGAGGATAGGAACGGCGACCACTAGACGAATGCCCCAGTGCTATCGGTGCCGCTTGCGCTACGCGCCGTGCCAGCCAGATCGAACGGCATAACCGCATACGGCAGCTTGTTTTTGCACGGCGAACCGCCTTGCAGCGTGAACACCGAACCGCCAGCGCCAGCCGTCAGCACGCCCGCGACATAATCGACCGCCGCGTAAGTCGTAATGAGCGGATCTACCTTGGCCGTGGCGCTAGTCCCCATTGTGCTGTTCGCGCCCATATACGCTTGTGTGATGCTGCCGCCTGGGCCACTTCCGCCAGCGTCAATATACATCACATGATTGCCCGCGCAGCCGACGCCGTAAAGGTAGCCCCAGTTACCGACGTGACTAGTCGCAAGCCCGCCCGGATTGCCGAGATTGACAGCGAAGAACCAATCGCCCTTAGTGTTAAGCTGCGGCATGATGTTGCCCTTGACGGACTGCAAAACGTGAGTGCGTAGCGTCGTGGACGTATCGTAAAGCTCATTGCAGCGGAACGAAGCCGCCGCGCCCAATATCGTGTTGTTGTGGCTGATAAAGTGCGTTGTGCTACCGGACTGCTGCTCATCAGCGCTGACCCCCGACCCGGTATAGCTCGCCACGGCTGGGATAGGCTCATAAACATTACCAGCGATATAGATGCCGGTGAAGTTTTCAGACGCATCGATCGCAGCGGCGAACCCCTCATAGCCGCCGCTTGTGTAGTTGATGTTCATATACTTGTTGTTGACGCGCATAACACCAGACTGATTGCCGCTAACAACAGACAACAGAGCGCCGGTGTTGTACCAGAGCGAAGCAAAGTTATAGAACATGTTGATATTTGAAATACGCGCGTTAAGGCACGTCACCCCACGCCACATGCGATGCATATTTGTCGCGCCGTTTTGCGATAGCCAAGTGGACGATGCAAGCGACGTTGTGATGGTGCTTCCGTAGTGGTAGTCGTGCGAATTGGACAGCCAAGCCGTGTTAGACGAATTGTCGATATTGCACTGGTCAAAGCGCACTTCCAACTGCGATGCCGCCTCACCTTGGAAGCTGCTAGACGTTCGCGTTATGGTAATGTCGCGGAAAAGCATAGCGCCCGACGACACCGGCAACAGGCTTCCGAGAGACAGCCGAGCGCGGCTGTTAGCGCCGCCGAGCGTCATGATCGCCGTTGCGCGTGAAGCGTTCGGGTCGCGCGTGATGACCAGCGACGCGACCTTGCACGTCGAATTGGTTGCGGTCGTTCCCAAAACCGCCGCATGGCTTCCGGCCATAAGCCTAATCTCGCAGCCATCGACATAACCGCCAGTTACGCCGGACTGCACTGCAATCTGCAAACGCGCATTTTCGAGTGTGTCGAATGGCGTCGCTTCAGCCGTCGCAGCAGTCGTTGACCACACGCCACCGGAAGTGCCGCCCGTACTAACGTAAGCAATCGGCGGAGATGCCAGGCGCGATACGTTCTTGATGAAGTAGCGTGGCGAGAAGCCGCGACGGTCACTCGACAGCGAGCTGTCAGCCACCGACGCGGCAACACCGACATGCGGGTAAACCTTGGCATTGGCCGTCAGTAGCACATCAGAAGCGAGTACATTACCGGGAGTGTCGGTTGCGAACGTCAACTCATACACCCAAAGAGGTTGCACGTCTCCGGCGTAGCTACTGATAACCGGCGTTGCACTGATAGCCGTGACCGTATTAGTCCCATCGGTAAGCGTGCCGGTGACACATGCAACCGGCTTTGCCCCGCGCGCGTCACGATGCCCCGCGACCACTTCAAGCGTGATGCTGTTGCCTATCAACTGGCGCTCGATATTCACCCATGCGGCGACTGGCGTAGGGCTAACGACCGTGCTGTTATTTGTCGCACCGACGCAAGTTTCGCCCTGATAGATATAATCCGAACTGGCGCACCGCGTCGCATCATCTACCGGCACAGTCCCGGCGCTTGTCCATCCGACATTCCAGACCGTGCGCATCCGATCAGTAACCGAAAGCGTGTCGCTAAATGTGATGGCATTGGCGCTCGCGTCATAACCGTTGCGCGTGACCGCATAGGTTTGCCCGACAGCAGCCGTGGGGTCACTCGCATCAAGCGAGAAACCATCGGCGCGGATTGTCTGGAATGGAACCGCAGCAGGCCCACTACCACCCCCCGCAGCCTTGATAGCCCAGCCACCTTGCGAACGGCCCCATCGGTGCAACGTCATGCAGCCTCCCCAAGTGCAAAAGGCCACCACAGATTCCAAAGCTTGTTGCCCGCCCCGTATGGCGTGTAGGGCCGCAACGCCATTTCAGGGATGACTTGCGTCTTAGCCCGCAGTGCCACCATGCCAGCCGCACGCGCTTGCCGAGCCTCAGCACCCAGCGCCTTGTTCATGCGCGGCGCAATCCGTAGCGCGAGATACATCGCCGACACGTTCGCCGCCCAATCCGGCACACCAGACCAATCGGACAAATCACCGCTACCGAACGCAGCAGGCGCATTGTAGCCAATGTCGATGCCCTGCACCTTCCACTCCGCCATAAGCCCGTCAAGGCGGCGCAGCGCGCTCTGCAATTCCTCTGGCGTTACGTCGAACTCATATCCCGCAAGCGCGCACTCTTCATACGCCATGTCAACAATCTGGCGCTTGGTAGTGGTGGCAGGCACGCCCTCGCGCCCCGCGCCACAATCGGTAGCTCTAGCGTGTTGACGATGACGCGCCCGTCACTAAATGTAACCGACAAATCAAACACCGTCGGGATGCCAGCCGCGCCACCGCTAAACGAGGCCGTCATGACATAGCCAGCAAGCGACTGCGACGCGATGGCGGCCGAGCCATTGGGCTGCACCGCGACAGCCAAAGTATGCGCCGAGATCGACGCGCCACCAGCCACCGCCTCAAATGAGATAGCGTAATCGGATACCTCAGTCGGCGCTTTGGCGGGAAGGATATACGCCACTTAGAAGCCCGCGCCTTGCGTCACTCGCAGCGTAGAGCCGGTCGCGCCAGCCGCAAGCCTCACAGTGAACGCCTCGTTCAGAGCTACCGTCACAACCGCTTGCGTATTCGCCAGCACCGGCAAATCGGCCACGCTTGCCGCCGTAGTATCGCCCGCGCGATTGATGCGAACATAACACGTCACAGTGCCCTCGTTCGTCAACAGCAGTTGCATGGGATAGCCGCCCGGTTGAGGCGTGGCGAACGCCGACGTAACCTCACCAGCCGCGCCAACAAGCGCGACCGTGCTACCGTATGCGGGATTAAAAGGCTGTAGTGCAGACATAAAAAACCCCTATCAGGACAAGCGAAAGGGGCGGAACCGAAGCCCCGCCCCAAACTCGCTTACGTCTGCGAGAACAGGATGATACCGCTCTGCTGCGGCTGCTTGTTGACAACACCGAACCGCACGTCAGCGCGGAACTGCGTCGTCAAGTCGGCAATCTTGGCCTGTTCAGTCAGCACCACCGTGATGCCCTGCGCCGACGTGGCACTTGCACGAGCAAGGCCAGCACCGACCATCGGCATGACCTGCGTCGGCAGGATTTCAAACGTGTCGTCCTGCCAGAACGGGTTGACCTGAGTCGTCACAGTGTTCAGGAACGTAATCGCCGCAGCCGCTGCCGGTGCCGCCGTCACGTTCTTATACTGCGTTTCGGCAAACGTCGGCGAACTGTCAGCCGCGATAATCGGCGGGCTGATCTGGATAACGCCCGAGCCGCCGCCACCCGACACAATCGCATTGACGCGGAACGTGCGAAGGTTCCCCGTCGACTGCTTCGTGATCTGGTGAACCGCGAACACGCCAGCAATCGTGAAGCAATCGCCGACCTTGATCGTGCTACCGCCAACCGTAACCGTCAGGTTCTGGTAGCGGTTGTCAACATTCTGCGTGCCGTTGGCATTGGTGACGGTCGAAACCGGCACATAGCGCTGGTTGGCACCGTTGACAGTGACGCCGGTCGCAGTCGCAGCGGCAAGCGAATAGCCGTAGTCGAGCTTGTAAGTGTCAAAGCCCGACACCGGCCCGAGATACGCCTTTTCAAACGCCGTTGCAGCCTTCTGCAAGCCCGAGGTCTGCGGCTTGCCGATTGTGCCAGCCATCGCGTTGTAGTCTTTCGAGGTCAGGCCCATCAGACGCCCGTTCATCGGGATGCCCTGTTCATTGAACAGCGTATCCGCAAGCGAAATGTCGTCATAGCCGGTAGCCGCAACAGTGCGCTTCACAACCGCAGTGCCAGAAAGCGCGGCCAAGTCAGAACACGCAATGTTGATTTCACTCTCAAGGCGCGTCATCACGCCCTTCATGATCTTCTTGACCTGCTGCGGGTCGCGCAACTCGTTCGCCGAAAGCTGGAAAAGACCGACCTTCTGGAAACCAATCGACGCCGGGATGGAAAGTTGCGTCACACCAGCCGAAGCTGCGAGGTTGGCAGTCTGATCCATGCCGTTGAACGCGGGCATCTGGTAAGGCATCGGACGCCAAATGGTATCCGCGCCGCGCTCCAAAAGCTGGTCGCCGACATTATATGTGTTGAAGGCTTTCGAGATAACGAGATTGTCGCCGAACTCTTCCATCGTCTCTTCGAAGGCGACGGTTACTTGCTTGGTAAGGTTTGCCATGATGTGGCCCTTTCTGCGAGGCGACGGACAGCAGGATTGCCGCCCGTCATGCCCTAGCCTCACTTTGCAGCGGCTCTAGGGCTATACCTCGCAGCTAAGGCGCTACGGAAACCGTCGTTACTTTACTAACAAACGCAACTTAACGCAATATACCTAACGCGCGACCTTCGCAGCGTGTTCGCGCTTGTAATTTAGAACCGGCGTCAGATCGCCCGTAATCTCGGCCTTGGCGCGCAGCTTTTCGAGGTTCGCCTCATAATTGCCCTTGGCCGTCCCCGATACCGGAGCCGCACCCGACACGCGCCGTTCAGGCTGCACCGCGCTTTTTTTCACCACCTTAAGCCTCGCTTCCATTTTGCCGATTGCCGCCGCCAGCTTGGCCGCATCCGTAATTGCCGCCAGTTCCGCAAGCTTGGCAGGCGCGCGGTGCAGCGCATAGATCACCGCAGCCGGATTGTCGGACGCGCGCACCACAAGCCGTTGGAATGCCGGATTCGGGAACGCCTCGACGAACGAAGCCTCGGCGTCGTCATAGTCACGCGCACCGAGCGCCGACCGTGCCTTGACGTATTCAGCAGCCTCAGCCGCATCAGCCGCAGCCTGTTTAGCCGCCGCCTCCTGTTGCACCGCCTGCTGCCGCTCCAATGCGTGCTTGCGCTCTGCCCGTGCCTCGATTGCCGCAGCGAGCGCGTTTTCGTCCCAGTCCACGCTTTCCAACGTCGGCACCGGCCCAAGCTCGACACTGGCAGCAACCGGCGCGACCTCGACCAGAGCCTTCAACCGCGCAATCTCGGCAGCATCGGCGCGGCGCTGCTTGCGGAAATCGCGGATTAACGAGTTATCGGCAGGCTTGGCCGCTGCAATGATAGGCTCTTCGCCGTCAAAGCTAATCTCAATCTCGCCGCCGTCGTCATCGGCTTCATCGGTTGCCGCTTCGACTTCGACCGCCTCGACCTCTGGCGCGTCATCCTCTGCCACTTCGACCGGCAGTTCGTCTAGTTCGTCAGTATCCGGCATATATGCCCCTTTATCTCTGCCAATGGAACGGCTGGCAGGGTGCCGTATTAGTATTGCGTTTCGCGCGGGATGCCCTCACCCGTCAGCAGTTGCGCGTTAGCCATCAGCCCCGCAGGAATAGCTGTGCCTGGCACCCACCCATAACGCTTGAGAATGTCGATTAGCTTATCGTTGAACACGACGAAGTTGCTTGTCCCCGTGCCGACTTGCTTGATAGCGCGCGAACCGTTGTCGAGGTATTTGATGCCCGCCATGCCGTTGTCAGCCATCAGGCGCGAGGCAAGCGCGTCCGTCCTATCCCAAGCCACGCCCCCCACCTTTGGTTCAAGGCGCGAGCGTTCATAGGGGAGCAGTTCGATTAGCTTTTCGTATGCGTTGCCGCCCGTGATTTTGCTCGCGTCACTATCGCCGCGCATGATGCCCGCTAGTTCAGGAATCGACGTGTTTGCATCGGCAAGCGCCTTTTGGAATTTGCGCGACTGTTGCGTGAGCGGCTTATCCCAATCGAGGAAGTCGGCAGGGTCGGCGTTGATGCGTACTTGATACATGGAGCCGGGCTTGCGGAACTCTACGGCGTCAAGTTTCGGCGCAAGTTCGGCAACCTTTGCCTTGATGTGTTCGGCGTAGCGTGGGCCTGCACCCTGCGACAGCTTATCGGCAAGCCCGTCCAAACTGCGCGGCGCGTTGTTCCAAGACTGTTCGTGCAATTGCCTTAACGCGCCTTCGATAACGTGCGCGTCATTCACATCAACGCCGAATTGTTCAGCTATGCGTTGCGAATTTTCTCCACTACGCAAGTTCGGATTGTAGCCGCCAAGGTTGTTTCCACCGACAACCAAATCAGGTGAATAGCCCGCCAGTTTATCACGATACCCCCGCGCTACCCCCTCATTCTCAGCT